ATCTTCAACATCGTTATTGTGTTATTACTGTCTTAAATTGTCCTGTCTTCTCAAGTTTTGCCTTAGTCTTTTCATCTACATATAATGGATTTTTTTCGCTAGCCTTATCCCTTGTATACCTTACACCGTTTACTACAACAGAACCAACGCCAGTATGAATATATAAACCAACCTTATTTCCTTTTGTAGNAGACTCTATTCTNTCAAGTTTTTTAGCTGCACCACTATTTGATTCTATTGTTTTTTTTGNAACGCTAGGAGNAGGTGTAGACATATTTGTATTTATATTCTTACTTGTTTTTATTTTCTGTGGAGTATTTAATTTAATTTCCATTTTATAATTGTTTAATTAGTAAATAAGGGGACTTTAGCCGCCCCCTTAAAGCTTTGTGTTATTAGAATGTTGCATAAGCTATTGCTTCTGTATTTTCTATTTGAACACCAGTACGCATATGTATAGCGTATTGTTTTGTATTAGCAAAAATATCTTCATGTCTTGCTAATCTAATTTTTGAATNTATTCCAATTATTAGATTTTGGTAATGAGTTAAAACAAGATTACCCTGTGCAATAAAAGGTACAGGCACTATTTCTATTCCAAATATACTTAAATTATCATTTCCAACTAAAGATTGGTCNCCAAGACCTGTATTTCTTGTTGTTAATTCATCTCTGTATGCTTGCTCATCATTAGGATTACAGAAGAATTTTAATAATTTTCTATTTCTTCTGTACTTAGTAGGTAAACCAGTTAATACTGCTGAAAACATAGCTTTATTTAAAATAGTTCCAACAACAGTAACTAAATTTCCACCAGTTGCCATTAATTTAAGCCAACCATCAAATAATGCTAAATAAGCATCACCAACAGTAGTTGTATCACCTAATAGATACAATTCCTCAAGGTCGTTTGATAACTGAGAAGATATATCACGAATAAGAGAGTCTTCGAACCCCTCTTTTTCTATATTATCCTCATACACTTCTTGATTAACCTCAAAAGGTACAACTATTGCACTTGTAGATAATGTCAATGCACTTGTAGTAACACCAACAAAATCTCCGACACCGTTTGCAGTTCCCTCAACTTTCGCCTTAGCAACCCTTGCTCCGATATTCATTTTATTGATTTCCTGTATAGGCTCCTTCATGAAAACAGTACGAACTGAATTTTTTAAAACAGACTCATCAATAGTAGTTGTAAAAAACTTCTCTGCTTGTCTAGCGTTCATAAGCCCGCCAGTTGTCATGTTTGAGGTAGCGATTTTTTTTAATATATCATTATTATCACTCATTTTATTAAAATTAATTATTAATTATTTTTTTAAAGCATTCCTTTAAAAGACGCTTCTTCTGATTTTTTAGTCAATTGTACATCTGCTTTTTGAGATGATACACCACTGACTTTTTTTAGAGATTTAATCTCTTNTAAAACTTCGCTATTAGAAGACACTTGTTTTTCTAATAATGAAGTCATTGCCTCAAGTGATTTAATCATTGGAGTAAAGTCATTTGAAACTTCTTTTTTAGTATCTTCTGACTTGTCTTCTGATTTATCTTCTGATTTATCATCATTAACATCTTCTGATACTTCTTTTTTATCTTCTGATTTTTTAATTATAGTGTCGTTATTTATAACCTCCTCTGATTTCTCAATTGAAGCTTCAATACTATCCTTTACTATATTTTTTAATTCAGACCTTTTTAATGTTATTTCAGAATTATCATTGTCAAAAGAATTAAGGTCAATAGAACTTTTTTTGAAAAATTCAACAACATTGTCCCATGATTTTTCAAATATTGTTTTGTCTGACATATTTTCTTTTATTAAAATATTTTTATTTACTTTATTGTTAGTTAATTGTAGATGGCTTGATTTAATATTATATTCTGTTTTATTATGTGTCAATTCACTTGAATATTTTTTTAAAACCTCATCATTAGGAATTAATACTCTATTAGGTATAAATTTACTATCGCTTGCCATTTTATAAGATGATATTAATGCATCTGGATTAGCAGGTCTGTCAACTAAAGATATCTCTATAAGTTTTATTACTAAAATATCCATTCCACCGCTAGGCATTTCCATTGCATTTCCGTTATCATCTTTGCCNATAATCATTCGTGAGATTGACTCTAATATTTCACCGCCTATTGAAAAACCTTTATACACACCCTCGACAACTTTCTTCCACGCCATATCATCAACAACCTTTACAGTTATCTCTAATTCCTTTGCTTTATCGTCTAAATTAAAATCTTTTACAGTTCCAGCGGCACTACTTCCATGCATCTCCCTAATGTTGCCAAATTTCATATATTCTGGCATTGCTTTCTTAACTGCATCATATCTTACAATATCGCCATAACTGTCTACTGCTTCATTAGTAGCTATTCCAGTCACTTCTCTTTTTTCTTTGTTTATTCTTACGAATGGAGAATATAGAGAAACATTCTCTGCCTTATTATCATTGTCTTTTTTACTCTTTTCTATCTCCTTTGCCTTAGATATAAACTCCTCCTCGCTTATTACTGATTTTCTTTTTAGGAGCTTTTCCCTTAATTTAACATCGTCAATACTTCTTTTTTTGAATCGTTTAAAATATGCCTTTTTTTCCATGTTTAGAATTTAAAAATTTTATTTATTTTGTAGTTGTTAGCTGTCCACTCTTGAGCCTGCTCTATTGTAAAATCCTTTTTCAAGAACCTTATTGCCTGAACATCAAGTTGTATTGTTTTTGCCTTAACTACCCCGATAATTGCATTTATAGAACCACTGTCGTTAATCTCTACAAGTTTTAAAGTTCCTTTTATGAAGTCGCTTTGTTTTCTTATAACAACCCTAAGAAAGCCATTGCCATCATTTTCTTTTTTTAACAATTTAGACTTTAACACCTCTAGAGATTTTGACATTGTTTTTTATTATTATATATTGATTATATACCATACATGCTAGTCATTGCAATTATATTTTAAAATGGAAATTCCTTGTCTGTACTCATCTGTTTTCCTATTACTGGAATAGTAGTGCAACGGCAATTATGAGATACAACGCCATTAGCAATATAGCTTTCATCTTCATCAACAGAAAAATTATACAAACGCTCCCCTTGGAAATTCTTTTTATACTCTGTTTCTAATACCTGCACATTAATAAATTCAGCACCTCCACTATCAAGTACTTTGAATTTATTCGCCACTACATACAGAAAATCATTTATCATAATATCCTTAGCCTGAACCCAGCCCCTTTGAGTTAAAAAAGGGTGTTCTGGTGTTGTTGTTTGACTATTCCTTGTGTTTGTTTCACCGAATATCCTGCCTTTATATCTTATTGATACAGCATCGCCGTTATATCTATCTGGCTCATCAAGAACACTTGTAACTTTTCTATATCTTCCCATATGTGTTAATACATTATCACCAACACATATTTTATTTATAGTTTTTATTCCTTTATCAGTAACAATTTTTATTGAATGATGCAAATAACAATTAGGGTGAATAGGNGCNCTGCCATAATCATCATTTATTAAATAAGGGTTTCCNGCTGCTCTATCCACGCATATAGGGCATGCAGTTATAGATGGCAATATCTCATACTTTTTTACGCCAAGTCGGTTATATGCAGATATAGCACCCCTTGCACTTGCTCTGATTGTTTCGGTTCTTGATATTCTCATAGCTTCAAACTCTGAAACCCTGTCAAATTTATTCATTATATTTTTAGATATATTTTGATTAGACAAACCGTCTTCAAGTCCGAATTTAATTATATTCTTTAATGATGTACTTACTTTTTCTGTGGTAGCTTCTGCAAACTTTAGTTGATACTTTGCGAACTCATCTAATACATCACTCGGAGGAAAAGAATTTAATAATGTAGAGTCTAGAGCATGAATTGATATGGTGTTTTTTATCACTTCTTTATAAGATACTCCTAATTCGTTAACAAATGTGTCATTATACACTTCTGTTAATTTATCTTTATCTATTACCCCTGTAAAAATATCATTCCACTGCTCCTCTGATAATGGCGTTTTCTTTGCTTTAAATAAGTCGCTCCATATTCCACCTTGTAAATCTTTATAATTATTTCTATATTTCTTTTTTGCCTCTTTCCAAAACTTATTAAGCTTTTTAAAATACTTTTTTGCTCTTTTTGTTTGCTTACTATGAGAAAAATATGGATTGTCGTCCTCTTTTCTGTCCCACCTTGATTTTGCTGATACCCTTGAAAATCCTATATTATTATCATTCATTGTATTAAGCAATGAATCGCATGCACATGTTAATTTATCATTATGTAATGACATATATTATATTTCAGGGTATGTATCTTGGTTCTTGTCTTCTATATCATCAACGCCTTTTATAATCCTTTGTTTATTAGCTTCATTATTAATATCTTTTTTTAAATTTAATAANTTTGAAGTAATTATTTTCGCTTGAGTCTGTCCAACGTTATTTGAAAAATCCTCTGTGCTTATATCTTGTAAATTGTGTACAGATAGTAAGCCTTGTGGAGTATGCACAATATGCTCGTCTGCACCTATTAGTCTACCTCCTTTATTATCTAATAGTGGCTCAAGTCCTAACATCTCCCTTTTTTCGTTTATGCTTATTGAGCCGTCTTTTAATGATTCAGTTGCTATATCTGCTTGGATCTTCATGTCCTTAAAGTTTGGAGAATTATATTTAAAACTCCAATTTTTTATTCCAAAATCATTTTTAATTATTTGTGTTAATCTATACTCTAAATCTCGTCTTATTGGCATTATTTCTTTTTCGTGAAATTTAGACTCTTGGGATAATTGATTTGCCTGCGTGCTATTCTCTGTTATTCCTAGTAATATTGGAGGTACGCCAAAGGCTATATAAAACTCCTCACGATTAAATTTTAATAAGTCTATATATGAACCCTCTTTTTG